ACCGAGAATACTAACTCCCTTTATCCATTTTAACTTTCAACTTTCCGTCCGATCAACGGAAAGATTTTTAGGCCGTTTGGGGCCAAACATCCGAACGGTCTTTTTTTATGGCCAAAAAGCCGGCGACAACACAAAAAAAACCAAACCGATCAGCGGACAGTGTGCGCAAGCGGGCGGTGGGCGCAGCAAAGTGGCAACAGGCGCAGACCAAGCTCACCAACGAAATTGGACCGTGCCCAAAGCCAAAAAATCCGAAGCGTCGCAAGCGATGCGAAAAAAGTCTGCTTGATTTTTTGGTAACATATTTTCCGCACACAACCGGATTGTCTCCGTTTTCCGACGATCACAAAACAGTAATCGAATCAATCCAGCGAGTTGTCTTGCGTGGCGGCAGGCTTGCTAATGTTGTTTATCGTGAATTCGCTAAAACGACTATTGCAGAAAACACAATTCTTTGGGCCATTCTCAATGGTCACAAACAATTTGCAGTGATGGCCGGAATCTCGAAGGACGCCATTGCTCAAAGCATGTCGAGTATCAAGGCTGAATTATCAGATAACGATATTCTGGCAGAGGATTATCCGGAAGCGTGCTTTCCGATAACCGAATTGAACGGATTGCCGCAACGAACCAAAAGCCAAACATGCGAGGGAGAGCACACGAATATAACCTGGCAGGCGGAGTTGATTATTCTACCGACAGTAAATGCAAAATGGTCAAAATGTTCCGGCTCTGCTATTCAGGTTAAATCATTTGCGAAGCCGCGTGGAACTGGATACAAAACAGGCGGGGCAAGGGTGCGTCCTGATTTTGTTTTAATTGACGATCCGCAAGATGAAGAGAGCGCTGCTAGTCCGCTTCAAGTTGAAAAGAATTTAAGAATTCTCAATCGTAGCTGGCTTCATTCCGCAGGGCACAAAAAAGCGTTTTCTATCATTGTCAACGGCACGGTCATTGCCAGGCATGACATGATGGAAAAGCTGTTGAATAATTCTGCGTGGGAAGGTCAACGCATATCATTTGTTAAGTCGTGGTCGAAAGTTCATGACACATTCTGGTTAAAAGAATATTCCGAAAAACGCCGTGGATATGATAAGGCCGTTCACGGCGACCGCGAGCGAGCATATAGAGAAGCAACCGCTCTGTATCTTGAACAGCGAAGCAAGGCTGACGATGGCTGTGTGGTTTCTTGGGAATATAGATTTACCGAACCAGCGGAAGTATCGGCTATTCAACACATCTATAATGTTTTGATTGACGACGGTATGGAGGTTGTCGCAACCGAATATCAAAACGAACCGCTTAACGCCGAAACAAAATTTAAGCTGACGGCCGCCTGGATTGCCTCGAAGACAAACAATCTGTCTCGCGGCATTGTGCCGAAGACGGCGGAGTTTATCACCTGTCACATTGACGTGCATATGCGGCTGCTTTACTACACCGTTTGTGCGTGGTCGAAGGCATTTGACGGATCGGTAATAGACTACGGCACTTATCCAAAGCAACCAGTGGCCTATTTTGCTGAATCATCGGCTCCGGTACCGATGGCCCACATGCTCCCTGGTTCCGATGAGGACGCTTGGATTGTGGGCGGGTTAAAGACGCTCACTAATCAGCTATTCAACGCGCAATATCGCCGCGAAGACGGACTAGACATGCGGATGGGAATGATCTTGATTGACGCCCGCTGGGGTGAGAAGAACCAACTCGTTAAGCAATTCTGCCGACGACATCCAGAATCTGGAATACGCTTGATGGCTGCCCAGGGCTACGGTATTGGTCCCGCGCAGAAATCTTTTGATGAGTACAAACCTGAACCCGGAACACGTACCGGCCTTGCCTGGCGAATCGGCCAACCGATAAACGGCGACCGCTGGGTCACTACGGACGTGAACTGGTGGAAATCGTGTGTTGCGGCACGCCTGGCCCTGCCAGTAAACACGCCCGGCGGCATTGAACTATTCGGTGTTGACCCGCGAGAGCATGCCCTATGGTCTGACCATTGCGTTTCCGAAGCGCCAGTAGAAACGACGGCCAAGGGTCGTACCCGCGACGTGTGGGAGTGGCTTATGCCACGCCATGATAATCACTACTGGGACAACCTCGTGGGATGTGCGGTAGCGGCTTCGATGCTGGGGGCACAATTTCCCGAGGTGGAAGGCAAGAGCTATCGGCCGCGAGGCAAAATGAGACTTACGGCGGCACAAATGGCTGCACTAGCGAAGAGGTAAAAATGGCTAAACCAGAAGAGAGAAAGACAGCGGCAGATATGCTGCGCGATTCCCGCGGCGGGCAGTTCGAATGTCCGCACTGCGGCTGTCGAGACTTCAGAATCGTGCAGACATGGTGGACCAAAGATGGCGAAAAACATCGGGCGTACAAATGCCGGCATTGTGGCAAACACGAATTCAACGCGGCGGTGGCGGAAACAATCCGCATTATCTGAAAATCGTATATATACGAAAAACTATTATTTTACTCTAGCAATTTGCCATTGCATGACTCCATAATCTAAGCAGAACGAAAATAAATCAGGCGACGTTTGCGGCTGATCCCCGCAAGCGAAACCAGCGCAATACATGAAACGGTCATTAGGCGGCCTAATCGCTTAATGGCCGTTTTTTTATTGCGCTCGCCTGAAACTGAATAGGCTGAACATGGCTGAAACAATCCAGGATCGAATCGAAGAAAACGCCAAGGGCGTACAAAGCGTCAGCGTGGATGGCATGACTACCACGGCCGTTGATATCGACAAGCAGATTCGAGCGGATGAATATTTGGCCAGAAAGAATGCGGCACAAAAAAACCACTGCGGATTGACGTTTCGGCAAATGCGGCCGGGAGGTTGCGGATGAGCGTTATTAGTCGAATCGCTTCCCTATTTCGATCGACGCCCAATATTCGGCCCGTACCTATTTCGCCGTCGCAAAAAAAGCCGGTTAGAGCCGGCTACGATGCGGCCCGTGAAGGCAACGAGACAATCAACATCTGGACGAACGCCGACGCACTCAACGCTGATGCGTCCAACTCCCTTGCTGTTCGGCACAAGCTGCGAAACCGTGACCGCTACGAACGAGCAAATAACGGCCACAAATGCGGCATCCATCGCACACATGCCAATTATGTAATTGGCATCGGGCCTAAGCTCAAGATGCAAACAGGCAATCCTGGATTCAATGCCAAAATCGAAGCCGAGTGGAAACGCTGGGTGGTTGCTACGCAATTCGGCCGTAAGTTACGACAGTTGCATCGGGCTAAATCCGGCGACGGTGAGGCCGTGGCGTTGATAATCAGCAGCCAAAAAGTACGCCATTCTGTCAAGTTGAACTTGCAACCGATTGAGTGCGACCGCCTGACGTCTCCGACGTTTCAATCCGATACGGAGAGTTACGTTGACGGCATCACATACGACGCCGACGGCAATCCTGTTTTCTACGATATTCTCGACATTCACCCGGGCGCGGCGGTAACAGCCGGTGCGTTAGCGAAGTTTACGCGATACCCGGCAAAATTTGTTTGCCACTGGTTTTTTCAGGAACGACCGGAACAGCATCGCGGCGTGCCGGAAATGACCTCGACGCTGAATCTATTTCCGACCGCTCGCCGGTTTCGTGAAGCAACGGTAGCTGCCGCCGAGACTGCCGCGGACTACTCGCTGCTAATCGAAATGGGTGCTGCGCAGGAAGGCAATGACGAGGTAGCACCATTTACGACGCTGCCCGTTGATAAGCGAATGATGACGGTCACGCCGGCCGGTGCTAAGGCCGCACAGTTGCGGGCAGAGCATCCGGCCACCACTTACGATATGTTCAACCGCTTGATTCTCTGTGAAGAGGCGCGGCCGTTGAACATGCCCTACAACATCGCCGCTTGCGATTCTAGCGGTTACAGCTACAGCGGCGGGCAACTCGATCATCAGACCTATTACAACTCTTTGGATATCGAGCAACAAGAGTGCGAATTTGACGTAGTTGATCGCGTTTTCGATGCTTGGTTCTCCGAGGCCAGAAATGTTTTCGGCTGGAACTTTCCCGAAAATTACGTTCCTAAGCACGAATGGGCATGGCCCGGGCGTCCGCATAACGACCCAGTAAAGACTGCCAGAGCTCGCAAAATTGCTCTCTCTACCGGCACTGCCACATTGGGCCGCATATTTGCTGAGGACGGCGAAGACTTCGAAGATTCCATTCAGGAAATGGCGGACGAATACGGCCTGGAAGTTGACGAAATGCGGGAGCGAATTCTTAACGCCAATCTCGCTGTCAATCAACCGTACCCTGATTCTGAAAGCACGCGACCGGATAGAGCGGAAGAGGATGACGTAGACGAGACGGAGAAGGCAGAGGCCTCGTATGTCGAAAGGCTGATCCACGGAAACGCGAGGTTTACGATATGAGCAAACAAAGCAGGCGGCGACGAATCGCTCGCATGATTCGTGCTAACGATAAGCGTGAATTCATTCAATTCAACGCTTCCGGCGTTGACTGGATCAAAGCGGCGGAAGGCGATGACGCCGCTAAGCCTAAGCGGTTCAGCATGAAAGCGTACACAGGCGGTGCTATGGTGGTCGGCTATTACGACGCTCCGGTTGTTATTGATCTTGCCGGACTAGCCGCGTCTGCACCACTGCCGATTTTGATGGACCATGACCAATCAAAAATCGTTGGCCATGCGGACACCGTTGACGTGTCGGCTCAATCGCTGAATCTCGCCGGCGTTGTTTCGGGCGCGAGCATGGAAGCGAATCAGGTTATCGCATCGGCAGGAATGGGTTTCCCCTGGAAAGCGTCCGTCGGTGCAAGACCGGAAAAAATGGAGTTTTTCGACGAATCGACTACTACAAAAGTCAACGGCAAAACATTTAAGGGGCCTGTTTACGTTGCTCGCAGGGCGACGCTAGGTGAAGTGAGTTTTGTTGCGATGGCTGCCGACGGCAAGACCAGCGCAAAGGTAGCGGCTAGGGCCGCGTATATCAGAAAGGAAACTGTTATGGATTTTGAAGCATGGGTGCAAGCCCTTGGTTTCGACGTGGCCACGCTAACCGATCAGCAGACCGCAGCGTTGCAAGCAAAGTTTGACGCCGAATCGAAACCGGTTGTCAACGCGACCGGGAAAGAGCCGATGAAGGCGATTGCCGATAAACCGGTATTCGATTTGAGCGGCGTAATTCTCGCTTACGAGAAGCATGTTGCGATGGTGCAAGCCAAGGTCGCCGAATACACCGGCAAGATTGAATCTACCAAGTTGTCAGAGATTCAATCCAAGGCGGGACAAAAGGCCGCCGAACTGAAAGCTAAAGCACTCGATGACGAGTGGGCGGCGACAAAGTTGGAAGTCGAGCTTATCAAGGCTCAGGCTGATACCAATGTTGAACTGATCCATGCTGAGCGACCGAAGGCCGCCACCATTCACGGATCGACCCGAGACGCTAGCCCGGAAATCATGCAGTGCGCAATGTGCATGACTGCCGGTCTACCCGGCGTCGAGAAAAAGTTCAAGCCGGAAGTCTTGGAAGCCGCCAGCCGCATTGGCGGACTCGGCTTGCAAGAGTACCTGCTAATGGCCGCACAGGCTGGCGGCTACGACGGCGGCCGCATGGCGATTACGCCCGGCAACCTCCGACCCATTTTGCAAGCCGCTTTCTCGACGCACAGCGTCACGACCATGATATCCGATCTCGGTCACAAGTTCCTGCTGAGCGGTTTTGAAATGGCCCCGCAGACCTGGCGTGAAGTGGCGACCACTCGCAGCGTCGGCGATTTTAAGCAAACCACCGCCTACCGACTGACTACAGACCTCGAATACGAGCGACTGGCCCCGGCTGGCGAAATCAAGCACGGAACTTTCGGGCAAGATTCCTATACGATGCAAGCCCGCACTTACGCGAAGATGCTCACGCTCACCCGCGAGGACATTATCAACGATGACCTGGGCGCGTTCGACGACCTTCGCCGCCGGCTGGGATTGGGTGCTGGTTTGGCGATGGAAAAACTTTTCTGGACAGTGTGGCTTGCCGCCAAAAACGGCGCAGCGTTCTGGACGGAAGCACGCGGAAACTTAGTAACCGGCTCCGCATTCGGAGAAACCGGACTTACCTCTGCCCTGAAGGCATTTCGCAATCTGAAAACGCCTGACGGCGGGCTGATGAATCTGAACCCGACGAAAGTCTTGGTTCCGACCTCGCTCGAAGCCACGGCTTTGAAGTGGCGGAACAGTGCTGAAATCCGCGACACCACGGCTAATACCAAAACGCCGACTTCGAACATCTACCAAAACCGTTTCGCTCCGGTTGTTGTTCCACAGTTGGAAAATTCCAACTTCACGGGCTACTCTGCCACAACTTGGTGGATGTTGCCCGATCCGGCGATTCTCGCATCGGCGGTTGTCAGTTTCCTCAACGGCGTGCAAACGCCTGTCGTCGAATCGGCTGATGCAGACTTCAACGTCCTGGGCATCCAGCTTCGCGGTTATCACGACTTCGGCGTTGATATGAGCGAATATCTCGCCAGCGTGCAAGCCAATGCTTAGTAACCAATCACACTTTTTCACAAGGAAATGAATTATGGCTCAAACGCCTGCAATTTTCAAACAAACAGGCGACTTAATTGACCACACTCCGGCACTTGCCGTAGCTGCTGGTGAAGTCGTCGAAATCAGCAACATGCCTTATGTTGCACCCGTTGCCATTCCGGCCGGGGAAAAGGGAACACTGGCCGCAACTGGTGTCTTCGCCGTGCCGAAAACAAGCGACACGTTTACTCCCGGTGCAGCAGTGTATTGGAATTCGTCCGGCTCGCCGGTTAGCGGTACTCCATCGAGTGGTGCCGCTGACAGTGCTACCGGAAACTTTATGGGCCTCGCCATTGAAAGCGATGTTTATGGCGACGTTACCTACGGAGCGGCAACCGCTGCCGCCGAGTATGTGCTTTGCCAATTGCAACCCATGAAGCGAGTTGCTACCTCGGTGACCGACGATCCGCTGAGTACGACGGGCATTTCCGCCGCTGACGCCTCGCTGGGCATTGCCGGACTAACGGCCGCCCAGGGTGGG